ATCTATTCAATTTACTTAAAGAGAAAAACAGGCACAGGAATTATTCGCATAGGTGACTTCACAGATGGTACTAACGAGGTAGCGGTTACTGATCAATGGCAAAGATTCTCAAGGACTGCAACTTTAGCAGCAGGAGCGCATACATTCACACTTAGGATCGATACTACTGATGACGAAGTCTACGCATGGGGCGCACAAGTCGAGCGTAGACTTGACGGAGGAACGACTCCAACTGACTACAACAAAACCTCTGGAGCAGCCTATCAAGCACCTCGCTTCGACTACGACAAAGACGGAAACAGAAAGGGACTCCTGATTGAAGAGGCGAGGACGAATTTATTTACTTACTCACAAGATTTATCACAGTGGAGTTGGCTTAGTAATGATGGATATATTTTAGCAAACGCTGCTATATCTCCTTCTGGTGCAAAAGATGCGACTAAAATAATTCCTAACGCAACGGATGGTAATAAACTTTTTAAACCTCCATCTGTTCCTACTGCTTCTGTAGACTCTACATATTGTATGTCAGTTTATGTAAAGAAGGCAGGACACAGGTATTTTAAATTTTACTTTAATGATTCCACTTCACGAATGCTTCACGTTGATTTGGATACAGGTCAGCCCGTTTTTTTCAATGGTAATGGTGAATATGGAGTCGAGGAGGTCGGTAATGACTGGTACAGAGTTTGGTTTAGTCACACTATTGTGACCAATCCGGTAGGAAGTATTTATTGGACTTCATCAAACGACAGTAGTTATCCAGTTTCATTTACAGGAGATGGCTCAAGTGGTGTATTGGTCTGGGGCGCACAATTTGAGCAGAATTTCTTCGTAAGTTCGCTAATTCCATCCTTTGGAAATTCTTCCACCAGGGCTGCGGATGTAGCGAGTGTCTCTGGTTCAAACTTTAGTCGATGGTTCAAGGACACTGAGGGTACGATTGTCGTGGATGTTCAGATTCCGAAGGGTTGGAAGGATACAAATTACAATAGATTTTATTCTTTTAACAACGGATCAAGTGCAAATAGAATAACAGCTTGGCTAGACGTAGGCTCAGGACAAGAACCTAGAGGTCAAGTTTTTTCAGGAGGTTCAAATCAAGGTAGTGTAGTAGCTAAAGCTATTCCTTTGAATACAGGTGAAATAACTCGTGTGGGGCAGTCCTACGCAACAGATCGTCATTATACAACTGCTGACTCAAGCGCAGGAAATTTTGATGGAACTGTTACTTTGCCAACTGGAATAAACAAATTAAACATCGGCTCTGGCTACGGAGGAGTATCGCCTATTGGCGGTTGGATACGTAGATTAAGATACTTCAACAAACGAAAGATTAACGCACAAGTCCAGAAGCTCACAGACACCTCGTTTCTTCTCGACAAATTCAAGGGAGCCAAAGCAGCGCACAGTCTTAGATCTTTGAGAGACGGCAGGGATAACAGTCCTGTTACCAGGATCAGAAGGGAATATGATAATAGCGAAAAATCGTTTTCGGCTTCAGAAGTATCAGATGGCACACTAGAAAACTTTCATAAATCGGAAGCACAAAAAACATTGCCGTTGAACATTTCATGTGAAGCTGAGGAGATGATCGTGGGTGGAGACTTTACGGACATTGTTACCAATGGAACCTTTGATTCAGATACTTCAGGATGG